CTTTATGTTCTTGTATTGCTTTCTTAACCCATGGTTTCGGATTTGAATAAGGAGGATTAACAAACACGCCGTCATAATCTGCCCAATTCCAATTTACATTCAATCCCGATATTACTTCATCATCTTCTAATCCTAAATACGGACAAGGGTCGTAAAAATTAGGAAACAGATCAAGAATCCATTGGTCCGTCTTGTAATCATCACTTGACATTATGCTACCTCACTTAATTTGTGACCTGCTCCTTCTGAACAAGACATAGCCTGTATAATCCTTACATCTTCAAAAGTATTAACCAAGAATACAAGTTGACACTTAGAACATCTTAGATTCATAATATCCAATCTCCGTTAATCATGTCTTTACATTTCTCACAAATGCCCCATAATCTCATTTTTTCATCTTTGTATCTTTTGTGTATTCTGCAAATACAACATTTGTCGTCAAACCGATGGTCCCTCTCCATAATATCGATTCTGCCCTATTAGGCCTATATAATACATGCGGCGATCAGCCGCAAGAAAAAATCGCCCGATTTTTTAAGAGAAATGCGATTGCATATCGCCTGAAAGGTATGCCTTTCGACTCATGATTAAGTTAAAAGGATTAGGGGGTGGGGTTCGGGGAGTTTTAAGAACCGATGCGGAGTCGATGGGGATATGATGGAGAGCCTCTATATTATAGGAGTCATAATCTTAGGTTTTGGAGTCCTAGCCAAACTCTTGTTAGATTTAGGAAACCAAATTGATGAAGGATTAATAGAATTAGATGAAAAATTAGCGTTAGCAATACGATCTGTAGTAGAAAAGATACCAGGACTAGGTGATTCTGAGCCGATTAATCCAATTCAAATGGCATTCGCGCAGCTTATAGGAAACATGGCACAACAAAAACAAGTTATTATTCCACCAAAAATAATTGAAAGAGATGAAAAAGGTCTATTTTCAAAAGAACAATAATAAACAACTACACAACCAGAAGTTGATATGGCACGTAGAAAAAAGTCCACAAGACGCAGAAGCCCACGATCGGTTTCACTATTGAATGTAGCAGAAAGTTACGCTTATGCTAATATATTGACATCTGGATTAATGGGAACTTCTCCTGTTGGATTCGTAACAGGTGCAACTGACCTCGGTTACAAATCAATTACCGATTCAGTTGGCGGTTACAATACATCTAGTATGGTTGCAGTTGGTGGAGGAGCAATTTCTCTTGGAGATATTGTCTCAGCACCAGACCAAGCTTTCGGAATTGTTCAGAGTAACTTCATGAACAACTATCAACAGATGGCTGTTCAATCAATTGGAGTTGGAATTGGTTTCAAACTAGGTAAGAGATTACTCCGCAGACCGATTAGCAACGTAAATCGCAATATCTTCAAACCTTTAGGAGCAGGTTTCAAACTTTGAGGTGATCTAAGATGACAACACAAAACGTAACAGGCGTCCTAAACTGCTCAAGCGGTTTCAAAATACCATTATCTGCAACTATCACAGACGGAACAGAAGTTGCATTGACTACAGATACATCATTTACAGTAACAGCACAAAACATAGGAGACTTTGCTCCTGGACAAACTGTTGTTTCAGGATTAATAACTGCAGGGGCTAACATGTCATACTGCTATATTCTAAGAAAGGGATTAATTTTAGCTCTAGTACCCTGGGCGGTTAAAGGTGTAGCGTGTGGTAATCCTTCACTACATAGGGCTGTAACTCTTCAGCCAGGAGATCAACTACGAGTTTTGACTATGGTTGCGGCTGCAAGAAATGCTGCTTTCTCTGTAGTAACTAATCAGGGAGTTCCTAGAATTTTCATAGGTACTGCTGCTGGAGCTGCAACGACACAGCTACTAGACCTTCAGACTTCTAACACAATTGGGGAAACTCTGAACGGTTCAGTAATTACTCAGGCACAATTTACTTCAGTAGATCAGGCACTTATTACAAGCGTGGCAGGTGGCGCACAAGTAACAATGTCTAACGGTAACTTATCTGGAGCAGTTCCAGCAACTGATCCTATCGAAGTACAACCTTACATGAAGCCAGTCTCAATTCCTGTAGCTCTAAACTTTACAGCACAATACATAACTTCTGCTTAAGGTGATTAATATGGCTAAGATGACAAAAACTCAAAAAAAAAGAGCCGTTGAAAGATTTATGGCAACTGCTAAAAGAATGTTTTTGAGGAATGAAATTACGGTTAAAGAATATGAAAATATTGAACGTACTTACAAAAAGTGGATAAAAAATAATAGTTAAGTGATATGATATGCCTCTTCCTAATGCTGAAAAACGTAGCAATAGGATTTATCCCATCATTAAGGGAAAGACGCTTGAAGAGATTGCTTCTGGTGAGAATCCTACCATTGATAATATTGGAAAACCAATAGATGTAATGTTATTGAATGAAGATGAACTAAGAAGATTAGTATTGATTAAATTCGCAATTACTGCCTGTAAAGGTGATTGGGACGGATTTTTGACTTAGGAGAGATAGATATGCCACTACCAGACGCACCAGATTACTCAAAAAGAATATACGAGCTATTGAAAGAGACTGATCTACAGAACTTATCCTATGCTCAATTTCAAGGAGTAGCAGAAAAATTATTCATTGAGCCTGAGAATGAAGATGAAATGCGACGCCTAGTATTAGTTCAACTAGCTAGGATGGCAGTTCGTGGTGATTGGGACGGCTTCTTGAGTGGTTCAGCAGGTACAATAGGCGGTTCAACTACTGAAGATTTAATTGCTTTTGGTGCAGCTAGTGCTGATACAATAACAAAAGATGCAGGTATTGCTGTAGTTACCAAAGGTGGAGGTGCATCTTCAGTAATTAAGGTAGGCGGAATTAACATTGGAGCATCATATGTTAGCGCAAATACTGCTAATGGAACAATAGCATTACGATCAGACGGCACAGGACAAATATTCCTTAACTCAGGTTCAGATTATGGCGGAACTTATACAGATACGATTGTTAATGTAATGAAGAACGGTATAGCTAATGTAAACCAGATTAAGTTTAGAGATACAGTAAACGAAAACAATGCAACATTAACTGAAACATCTGGAGAATTAAATGTCAAATCAAATGTTGATGCAAAAGACATTACTCTGGAAACTAAAACAACTGGAGTTATCAGAATCAAAAATCAAACTACTAACACTGATACTCAATTAAATGTTCAAGGCAATGGTACTGGTACTCCTAAGATTAATTTGTCTAATGACTCAAAAGCCGTTACGATCCAATGCGATGAAACTCAGAAATTGAAAGTTATCGGCGGTTCTGATGATTTTATTTTTGATGTTTCAAGTGCAACTGGGGGCATTACTTTTCCAGATGGCACAGTCCAGAACACGGCCGCTTCTGGTGGTGGCGGTGGCTCTGGATTAGGTGTTGTATTAGTTCCAGCCGGATTAGGTTCTTCTGTTTCAAGTTATGATACTTATGTAATTTCAAATCAATTACCTTATGTTACATCATCATTCGATGGTGCCGCTCAAAACTTTTGGGTAAACAATCCGAGATATTGGGCTTTTATTGCGCCCGCAGATGGAGACATATCAGAAATTAAGTTTAGAGTAGGCACAGGTCAATCTGGAGCTAACATGTTAGTTGGTATTTATTCAGACGCAGGTGGTTATCCTGGAGCGCAAATAGCAGCAGGTTCTGCTGATGTTTCATCATCTGGATATAAAACGATTTCAAGTATTACTGGATCAGTAACCGTTGAAGCAAATAAACAGTATTGGTTCGGTCAAGTTTTAGATACAACAAGAACCGTTTTTGTTGGTTGGGGTCATGCAAATGATACCTGTTCAAAAATGATACCAACAAGTGGAACTACTACCTCTGATATTGCTTTATCTGGTAGCACAACCAACTCATTGCCTTCTAGCGCACCAACAATAACAGCAGCAACAGGCGAAGCGCGAATGTATAGTATGATTCAAATTACTTAGGTGATAAAATGCCTAAACCAAAACCAGACCAAGTAATTAGGCATGAAATTGTATTTGGACGATCAGAACGAGAACTAATTGAAGGCGCATTAGTTGCTTACCAAGTAAATAGAATTGCAACTCCTACAGTTGCACTACTATCTGATGTATCAGCTATGTCAATTGTATTAAGCGCGTTAGGAACCTATCTAGGATTCAAATATTCTATTGGATCATTGGCAATTGATACTACTCAAGATTTAATTAATGATTTCCAAAATCAATATGATGCATACAAACAAACTCCAGAATATCAAGCAACTCAAACGGTTGTTCAAGGCGCAGCAGTTGGAGCAGTTAGTGGAATACCAGGAGCAGGTTTGCCACTTTCATTATTATTGCGACAATTATTCGGTTAATACCCCCTACTAAGGTAGTTTTTTCCAGAACTTAAACCTGTTATTCTGTAGTGCTTTCTTCTCAGCCTCCAGAGCATCGATTTGTTTATTTAGAGTCCCTATAATCTCCTGGTATTTCTTCCGTTCATATGGAGCGATGACAACACCTTTGTTAGCTCTAACTAATTTACCTGTAAATTCTCCTTCATCATCTCGCTCCTTAATCCATACAGGACTAGTGTAATACCATTCTATTGCAGTAGAAACATTGTCAGACATGTAGCCTTTTCTTGATTTCTTACGAAGTAATTCCGATACATGATCGTGTAAAGTAAACGAATGCAATATTTTACTCATGCTAAAACCACCAATACTGAAGGAAAAGCACAGGCTTTCTTTGTTTGATGCTTTAGACGGCCATTAACAAGCAGAAACTTTGCACCTGCTTCATGAAGCAATCTATACCATTCTGTTGATGTATCGTGTTTTAGAAGCATGACAATAGTACCAGCAGACCAAACCTCTTGCTCATCTTCTGGGTCATACGCTCGCCTAAATGCGTCTTTATGTTCTTGTATTGCTTTCTTAACCCATGGTTTCGGATTTGAATAAGGAGGATTAACAAACACGCCGTCATAATCTGCCCAATTCCAATTTACATTCAATCCCGATATTACTTCATCAT